GAAGCGACTGCGACTGGGATAAACTTTCCGGTAATTTTTGAATATGGTCAATCCAGATTTGGGATTAACGAACTTTACTGGCCTTCATCTGCCAAGCATAACTATTTCATCAACAACGTGTCGGCATATATCTCAGAACCAAGAAAGACATCCGGATCATTATCAAGTCTGGATTGGGATGGTATTACATGCATTCCTGTAAAATCATTTGCCGGACTTAATGTAGTTGGTGTGCTAATTGATACAGCGGCGAGTGTTGGTACAGGAGCGACATTTGCAGGGGTAACTCTGATCGGCGGCAGCTTTAGCTCAATAACAGATCAGTCAGGAACATATCTTGCCGATGACTATGTGCTGAATATGGATGCTGTTGCACTTCAACAGCCATTTGCAAGCGGAGTTGAGGTAGCGCTGCGTGATACGTCAGGAACGGCTAATTCAAAAGTAATATCAATTCTGTTGACAGGTACGACATTGCGTCTTAGTTATTGGGCAAACAATGTTGAGGTCTCAGGGGTGAATATGAGCTCGTCAGTAACAGCCGGAACCTACTACACAGCAATAAAGATCTCCGGAAAGGATGTTGTCGCTGTAGTAGGGGCACTGACATCAACTCTTAGTCTTGGCGTTGATTTGTCTAAATTAAAGGTTGATACCAAGGGTCAACCGTTCCACGTAATCAGGCAATAAAAACCTGCACATCAGCCCGGCTAAGCCGGGCTTTACTCTTTTCTGGTTGATCGACACCACCGATCGATAATACTGTATGTATATACAGTAACTATCGGAGGTGCATCATGGGATTCCCGAGTCCAGCTCAAGACTACGTTGAACAACGCATATCACTCGACCAGCGCATCATAACCAGGCCGGCGGCTACGTACTTCATGCGAGCCGGAGCGACGCACTATCGAGAAGGCATACTGAGTGGCGCGTTGCTTGTTGTGGATGCATCGCTTAGCCCTTGTGACGGTTCATTGCTGGTTTGCAGAATGGACGGTGAGCTGAGGATTAAGCGGCATCGCAAATCACCAAAGCCTCACCTGGAGGATTTGCAGACTGGAAGGCGAGAAGAGATACCGGTGCATGATGACGAAACGAGCCCGGATGCGATATTTGGCGTGATTACGTACATCATCAACGATGCACGTTCTGGTGAGTTTGATGATTGTCCGGTGATGTAGGTGGCGCTATGCCACCTTCTCATCAAGATAATCTGCCCACCACTGCATCATTTCACGACGCGTGTCGAGATATTCAGCATGGTTGTACACTGAGCGAGTTCCGCCGCTAACATGTGCCAGCTGCATCTCTATCGCGTCTTTGTTCCAGTGCTTCTCGTTGAGAACTGTGCTGAACTGGTGGCGCATACCATGCCCGCTCGTCTGGCCTTCGTAGCCAATGCTGCGAATTACACCGAGCACGGCGTTTTCGCTGATAGGTTTCTTTCTGTCTGTTCTACCAGGGAAACAAATCTCATATTGACCGGTGATTTGTTGCAGGAACTTGAATAGTTCGATAACCTGGTTTGACATTGGAACGACATGTAGCTTCCTGCCTTTCATAACTTCCGGGTCAACACTGATTAACCTGGTTTCGTAATCAATTCCCGTCCATACCAGCGAACGCAATTCCACTGTGCGCATAGCCGTATAGTGAAGAATCTGAGCTGCTATCTTCGAGACAATCCACCCACCATACGCATTTAAAGCTCGCTGGAATTCGTGGATGCGATGCATGGGAAGGAAAGGGTAGTTCTTCTTCCTGTACCCCTTCATCGCTCCTGCGAGGTCTCTGGAAGGGTTATATTTAGCCCTGCCAGTTATGATCGCATAACTGAATACTTCTCCACACCTTCTCCTCGCTTTGTCAGCGCGTTCCATTGCGCCCCTGTCCTCAAATAGCCTGATGATTTTCAGCAGCGTCATTGGTTCTACATCATCCATGCGTAAGTGACCGATGACCGGAAGAATGTCGTCAGTGAACATGCTCATCATCTCGTCAGCATATCCCTTAGACCACACCTTTGATTTGTGTGCATGCCACTCTCGGAAGATATCGCCGAACGAGTCAGCTGCTTCTTCTTTCTCTTTCTTCTTTAGTGCCTGCTTTTGCTCGGCCGGATCAATCCCAGTCAGCAACTTCATTTTTGCTTCTGACTGTTTTGCCCTTGCTTCAGTGAGTGAGATTTCAGGATAGGGTCCAATGACCAGTGTCTTTTCCTTCCCTTCGAAGCGGTAACGCATGCGCCACACCTTTTTACCTGATGGAGGAACGAACAGGAAAAGCCCTCCGGCATCTGCGAGGCGATATGATTTTTCCGCAGGTTTAGCTGCGTCGATTTGCTTTACCGTAAGCATGTGGGCATAAATCCGTGGTCATTTTGCAGTGTGCCCACAATATGCCCGCAATAGTTCGTAGTAGTCAATCTATGTTGGGTAATGCGCGGTAACGTCGGCCGCATTGTGTGACAACGATATCAAGGGTTTTGGTAATGGTAGGAAATGACGGGTAATGAAGAAATGGTGTCCCCTGCAGACATCACATGAAGCGTCTAAGTACAGGGGATTTAAGATGAAATGCGGAAGTGGAAAATATTGTGCCCGCAATTATGCCCACAAAGCGTGGTCATGATGCTTTTTTGAAGTCAGGAAGAAAACTACGTTTCCAGTTTTGATAGTCGGCATACATCCATCTGGATGATCGGCCGTACTTGATAGGATTGGGTAGGTGACCGGCGTTGATTTGCGAGTAGAAGTATTTCGCAGTAAAGCCAGCATCCTCCATCATGAACTTCATGTCAATGAGTGAGTCGTCGCGAAGTTCGCGCATAGGTTTCATCTCCGGATTGGGAATCGAACAGGGAAGGGGATTACATGCACAGGCCTCATCGAGCGTGAGGCTGTGTGATTCCATGGTTACTCCGATAGTTTGAATCGCTTCTGAAATTCCTTCCTTGTTGCACAATACTCTAGATAGCTTCCATTGAATTTAATCATTGGGAAGTCAGCAAACAGGACGTGGTCAAGGCCAATGGCAGTAACGATGAACTTAGAATTGTCACCATCAATATTCTGTGACTCATAAACGTAGCCACCTTCAATTTTGATTTCTTCACTGATTGACATTATCTATCTCCAATAAAAAACCGCCATTGCGGCGGTCTATTTGATGCATTGCTGTAGCCTTGATATGAGACCTAAGATGTCTTCATTTTCCCATATGGCGTAAAGTGAGTATTCATTTCCATCATCACCAACCCCTGGGGTGTAAAGATCAAAGCTAAATGCAGAGCCTTTCATTGCATCATCAAGGATATCCATTGACTGTATGGAGTGCTCTGAATCTACAGCATCCAATCCGTAAAGCGGCTGCACGTAGAAATCATCCTCCCAATACTCCTCTCCGTTAATAACCCCAGCAAATCTACGCCTTGTAGCTATTTCTCCCTTTATTGATATGTGTCCAAACTCATAGGTTTCAGGGTTGAAAGAGCAGAATATGGTTTCCTCTGGCATGCATAATAATTCACCCCTAGTGACAATTTTCATAAAACCCCCCTACAGATAGATGTCCGTACTTTATCATTTGTACATTAATAAATCTGGCATCATGTCCATCAAAAACCGCCGTTGTAGCGGTCTAGTCGATGCGGATGTGTGGAATCTTTCCGGCTGCTATGGCGTCGTAGAGCTCATACCAGAAAGGACCAATCAAAGAACCGTCTGAGTGTTTATCTCCGTACTCAAATGGCATCGCTTGAGGGTCGATGCGTGAAAGTGCGATAACACATTCAGCGCGCTTCTTGTCTTCTTCTGAGCGGATAGGGCGGAATTCCCATTGCCTAGAATCAAGACCAGTTGAAACATTATCGTTCCAGAATCCAAAAACATGACCATTTTCAATGGCGACCACTTTGAATCTATTCCAATTTAGCTGCGCTGGTTGCTTGCCTTCACACTCACACCCTACAGGAGGTAATCCCTCGCCATCCCATTCTGGCTTGCTGGTAGCCGCAATTGCTGCATTCTTTGCGGATTCCAAATCTTTATTCTCCTGCAAATCCATTAAAACCTTATTAGGGCCCATCATAATCTCCTTACGCTAATTTCTTATACACGCGAGGCTCATCAACAGTAGCCGCGCGAAGTTCGTGTTCGTGATGCACCGAGTAGTTGCCGTCATCCCAACGTACCCACGCTTTCGGATGGTCGCTATCCGGCTCAATCTGGCTCTCAACCATCCCTCTGATGCCTCCAGACCTAAGCTGCACTAACGCGCCCACAGCAAATTTAGCCATAACAAGCCCTCTGACATGTGAATGAGTGAAGAGATAGCGCTCAGAGCCATAATTCCGACTATGAGCCAGATGATTGGGTTAGCTTGCATCACGAGCCTCCCTGCAGACATCGCTAAACTCGATGCATGCCTTAAATGCTATCGCCCCGGCAAGGAAGTGATATATCTGACCATTGGCGTACAGCATCAAATATGTCGCGCAGAAAGCCCCTACACCCGGTCGTAAAATTAGATTGATTAATACGCGAAGCCATTTCGGTGGTGATTTCATACGGACTCCGGATAAAGAAAAACCCGCTGGGTGCGGGTTTGTTATGGGGAAGTAGGAAATTTTGGATTATCTCTATTGCTTGTGAACTCCTTGTGGAGATTCCTTCTCTCCCTATCGGCCACCTTTCCTGCCTCATGAACATCATCATAAAGACCAAACGAATAACTCTTACCTTCAAACTTAAACTGAACCTTCCACTTGCGATTCTGCTTATGCCAGCACACACCCGTATAACCCGATGTATTGTTTTTACGCAAAGCTGAGTTCCATGAGTTGCTTAACGGCGTAGCCTCTCTTAAATTTGCAATGCGATTGTCACTTCTAACTCCATTGATATGGTCTACAACCTCAGGCCATGTTCCATTAACATAAAACATAGCCAGCCTATGCTCGGTATAAATGACTCCATCTAACTGAATGCATCTATATCCTGGACCATTGATTGTGCCAGCTCTTTTCCCGGCAACTGCTCTTGCGCTATTGGTAACATTCCATGTAAACACGCCTTCGACTTCATTGTATGAAAGCAAATGCAATAGTCTTTCGTGTGTTAGCGGTTGCTTTGACATTCACAATACCCTTGAGAGGTGGTTAGTGTTCAACTTGTAAAGGTTACTTACACGTTGAGTCCCTATCAGGTTCGGCACCCTGAAGCATGGCGGCGCAGTGGTTCCACCAGGAAGCGCGAATGATGGCATCGCCAATACTCATGTCGGGGTTCTGACGACACAGATCTTCCCAGCGCTGTACTGGAAGCGCAAAAGGCGCTGGCGGGACGGTGTAAACTGGGACAATCTCGCCGCCGAAATCATCCTTCGACTTCAGCGCATCGAGCTCATAGCAATAGGTTCGAAGCTCTACATCTTCGCCGTATGCATCGCTGTGTTTAACTCGATTGATGAAATAAGCAGCCTCCGCTTCGAGCGATGCCAGCGCGATACGCAGAGCTTCTGCTGTTAATTCGTAATACTCTCTGCGTTCCGGATGCAAAGTCGAATCAGCGGCGCATTCATCCGCAAATTCCTTTCTGCCCTTAATGTGCTCAATTAACTGCTCTTTGGTGAATGCTCTGGTAATAGTGCTCATGATGCGTCTCCTTTACCGGCTGCGGTGGCACGGATAGCGTCCAACGCATCACTGCCACTACCTTCTCTGGAAATGATTAGTTCAGCCAGGGTGATTGGCTTTTCGCCCCAACCTAACTCAATGGTATGCCTGCTGATGATGTTGAGGAGCTCAGCCATCTGCCTGTCTTTGGCTTCCAGCTCATCCAGCAGCGCCAGCACGACATCATCCCCGTGTTTATCTGCTGCTTCCCTTAATGCGCGTTTGTCGATGTTGCTCATTGGGCGGCCTCCTGCTCTCTGTCTTTGGCAATTACAGCGGCACACTCCAGAACGTTCTGCTCAAGATTGCTTAGCTCTCTTTTACCTCCCTGGCGAAGCTGGGCGGCGAACTCTGCGAGAAACTTCTCTGCGTACTCACCGGATAATCCATCAGTTGCTGGTAATGGGTCGTTTGCAAGGTCTTCTTTGGTGGTCAGGAGGATGTGCACTACGTCGAAGACTTCAGCCAGCGGCTTATCAACGAAACCGTAATTGAATGCTGCGGCAAGGCGACCGGCGGCATAGTTGATACCTTCGTTTCTGGCCTGCGACCGCACTTCAGCCATGAAGGCGTCTGTTGAGGGGGTTTTCAGTTCAGATAGCATCACAAGCACCGCATCATGCAGGCAGTCGTCAGTGTCAAAGCCTGCCGCTTTGGTTGACTCGAATCGCTTGGCTCCTGATTTGAATACGTCAGCAACTGCCCACGCCTGTATGCTCTTCAGCCCCGCATTCTCCGCAGCCAGCTTCTCAACCTGCATCTGCAGATTCTCGATAGTCGCATCAGCAGCACGGAACTCGCGCTGAGACTCTGCAAGTTTCTGCTCTAACTCTGTGAACTTACGCACCAGGTATTCGGCGTTCGTTTCGTTTACCTTAATATCGCCAGGAAAGCATTTGCCACGCAGAAAGCCCTCCATCTCGAGTAATTTCATTTCTTCGCCCTCTGGTTTAACCACGCTGTCAGGAATTTGTTCTCGTTCACGCTTGGGAATGAGTTCTTCTTCATCATTTCTTCGCGTGGGATATCGTTGATGGGTTTGAATCGGTGTCCGGCTATAAGCTCTTGAGGCTGGATAAACGGGTCGTAAGTTAATCCGATCATGATAAATTCCTCAGTCCATGCGAGCATGTCCGAATCTGCCGTAGTAGACGCGGTCACGGTCATTTTGTCTTGATGGTTGTTTGGGTCCGACTGTTTCCCAGCCAGGAGAGAAGGAGGCCATGAAGTTGTGATGCCAGAGTTTTGACTCGTACTTCCTGGTTAGCTTCTCTATCCAGTAATCGTCCTGCGCATCCTGAATATGCTCTGGCGTTCGTTCATCCTTTGCCAGATTTCCGTTCTCTTTCTGCTGGTAATAAAGCTCCAGCCCAGCACATATCCGGGCAATAACTTCGTCCTTCGAATCCAGTTTTTTAGGTGCACGGAAGTAACCATTTTCATCAGGTGACATGGCTTAATCCTTAAACTGGAGGCGAAGTTATGCCGCCTCCGTGAGGTGAAATAGAATGTTCAGGTGGTGGTTAAATCAGAACGGAATATCGTCGTCGAATTCCATTGGAGGTTCGCTAGCCTGCTTAGGTTGTTGCGGCTGGCTATTTTGCTGCTTTGGCTGGCTATCCGCTTCGCGCTTTCCTCCAAGCATTTGGAGTGTTCCGCTTACGCCAACCAGAACCTCCGTGGTGTACTTTTCAGCACCTGACTGATCTGTCCATTTGCGAGTGCGCAACTTTCCTTCCAGATATACCTCAGAGCCTTTCCGCAAGTATTCACCGGCAATCTCTGCCAGCTTTCCGCTCAGCACCACGCGGTGCCATTCCGTTTGCTCTTTCTGCTCACCAGTCTGTTTGTCTCGCCACTGTTCAGATGTTGCTACGGTCATGTTGGCAAATGCAGCACCAGAAGGCGCATAGCGCACTTCTAGATCTTGACCTAATCGACCTACGATGATTACCTTGTTGACGCCTCTGCTAGCCATTTATGCCGCCTTATCTGCTGGTTCGAAATCCGATTTACGAGCGTCGTAAACCTCTTTTGCTTTTGACTGGTATTCGGTGCCGCGAAGCGTTCTCCATGCCTCTTCAAACAATGGCTTAAGTTCATCCATGCTTTGTGCATTGCCAGCCATATCAACGAATGATTTAAGCGTTTCTTCGTGAGGATTTACGCCTGACTCCAGCCAGTTAAGAAGCTGCTTGCCGGTTTCCTCGCTGAGGATTACAGGGTCTGAGTTAGAGAAGAGTTTTGTACGGTCTTTGCTGGCGATCGCATGATGTGTTTCATGCGCGATATCCAGTACGGTAGTGAACTCGTATTCAACGCCATCACGCTGCTCTGACTTCATGCCAAGCTTGGCGACCTTCTTGCGGCCGTTCTCTTCAACCTGTGCCGTTTCAGTCTTGCTGCGCATGGTTGCGATGATATGCATAGGCGAACGCAAAATTGCGTCGAGGAACAGGCGATGTCGCGGGTTAATCTCGCTCCATGCTGACCAGCTGTTACCGCGATATTTTGCTTTGGCAATGGTGTCTACCAGTTCAAGGCAGCCACCGACGCCGCCCCATTCGTGAGTGATACTATCGATAATCAGAGAGTCATATCCTGCATCCTCTGCTGACTTAATCGCCTCGATGAAGCGCTCTGGTGAGAATGGCGGGTCAAGTTCCAGCACATCAAACTCAGCGACATCAGAATAAAGTGATGCGCTTCCTTTCTCTGTGTCGATGAAAGCAATCTTGCCGCCAATTCCTTTGGCAACCAGTAATGCGCTGTAAGTTTTACCTGATCCACTTGGCCCGGTAAGTGCCAGCCGTAGCTTGGCTTTCTTTCTCATGGCTTTTTCGAATTTCATGATAATTACCTTTTAGAATGGAAGTTCATGAGGGTTAGCAAGGAAATAGCCCTTGTTTATGCGCTCTCTGCGAGCCTGATAAAGACAGAATGACTTCATTGACTTGTTTCCTGCCTTACGCCAGAAAAGCGCCTCAGTTACGTGACACTGACGTTTGAGTCGACTTAGTTCTGGTGTTCTCGCCAGGTCTGGTGGTATCGACATCTTCTGCATCCTCTTTCTGCTGTTTCAACATGTCCTGCATAAGGCGGACAAATGCATCTTCTGGCCAGGTATCTGCAATGTTCACAGGTCGCTATCCTTTGCTGGCTGCCATGTGTAAGCTGGGGCGATAATTACATCCATGCAGCTACCTATCTCGTTGTATTGCTCAAGAGCATCAAGAACACAGTCATCATCCTGAGTGTCTCCATAGCTACCAACGATGCATAAAAGCTCAACAGGAGCGCCGAGGTTTTGCAGGGCAATGGTCAGTTGCTTGGCTAACGCCATTTTCATTTGCTCTTCTTTCATGGCTGCACCTTTTGATTCAGAAACTCAACCAGGCGCTCCAGCAAGCTCTTAACGCGAGGCTGCTTGAAGTCTGCGCCGGTAATGATGTTCTGGCGTGAATGCTGGACGGATAAGATGGGGTCGAAAGGGCGAACCGATGCCGCCCCTGCAATAGCGAACTGTTGCATGGTGTGCTCCTTTTAAATTGATTGGCATAGCGCTGCACTCGAAATGAATGCACTGATATGCGGGCATAAAAAAGCCGCTGGCTAGGCGGCTGATAGTTTTTCTTGAGCTAATTCGATGAACTTTTCTCTAGTCATCATGTTTTCGCAAATCTCACCGTTAAAAATAACAAGCGGGATAGAGCAGAACATGACATGTTGAAATCCTATGGCTGTAACAATAACCTCTTGCTCTCCTACGTAACCGCAGCCATGAAGCGTGTAGATACCTCCAACCTTTAAACTCATATTTCCTCCAGGCAAAAAGAATGCCGCCCTGACTGCTGGCGGCAAAGACATAACGAGGGATTTCCATCTATCAGAACTATCGAATCGTCTCCGATAGTACGGTGCGGTATTACACCCAATAGCTAACTCAGAGAATTAGCTATAAGCTGCTATTCGCCAGTGACGAAACGAAAGAGTTGCTCGATAAGATTTTCCGCTCCGACTTTATCTATTACGATATGGTCATATTCTCCAGTGCCATCATCCTTATCCTGCTTAATGCTTGCCGTGCCCGTCCTGATATCAAACTCGATATCTTGGTAAACATCCTGCTCTATTTTCATCACTCCTCCCTAGCCTTGAGCATTGCATCAGCAATGCTGTACGCATCACTTGCCAAATCACTAAACGCCCCGTAATTGCAATCGCTACTAATAATCCCCTGCATTGCCTTTGCAGCGAAGTAATCACGTAAGGTCATTCCTGACTGAATCCGCTTATATTCCTCAACCGTACTCGGAGCGAACGTTTGAAAATCTGCATTCGGAATAGGGAATGCATAACCACCGTTATCTAAATTACCCATCACTCCTCCCCCAGAGCCTTGCTGATGGCTGCGCGTGACGACATCAACGGATGCTCGCTATCACAATCTTCATCATCCACACCGCATACGTTAATTACATAATCCCGTAGCCGTTGCAGTTCCTTCAGCAAATCAGGAGCTGCTGCTATCAGGTTCTTGTTTGCAGTACTGGTCATTTCAAACGGGTATCCTTTACCGAACACCAACACATCCTTGCTACCTAACCCCTCAGAATCCCAATACCATGGACCTGGTGTATGTTTCATATTCACCTCTGTGGCTTGCTGCCAAAATAAAAGGCCTCAATCAGAGGCCTTCAGTTTCATCATTATTTACTTGTTCGTAATCAACGCCCCACATCCTCTTGCACCAAGCAAGAGGCTCATATCTTTTGCAAAACTCTGACCACATAACCTCTGAACCATCAGGAAGAGTGTCCAGGTCAGTAACGTCACCTACAGAAACAAAGCTGGTATTTGATTTTGTAATTAAAACTTTCATTGCTACCTCCTTTGGTGCTTAAGCAATCTTACCACTCTCATTCCCTAATGGCTTGCTGCCAAAAGAAGGCCGACTATGCGGCCTAATCGAATACCCAATTTTCTGTTTCTTGGTTGTGTCCGAAGTTGTAATCAATAAGCGGCTCGCTGGTATCGAGCTTTTTCATTTCATCTACAACAGTGGATACAACAGCCAGGTCTTGTTTAAGACGCATCAAGTGGTATTTCTTTCTTCGCAATAAGCTTTCGATTGCCAGCTTCTTGGTCGGAAATGCAAAAGACCTTTCCGCGCTTTTCTTAACCTTCTTAATTGCGTATCTGCTTTTTTTATCCTTCCATTCCTGCATCCAGCGTTGTGGCTCAGGCTTATAGAGATCAACCCAGTGCGCAGGAACCAGCCATGCATAATGCTCAGTTTGGTGGAAAGCAACGTACTGCAATGCGAAAACCTTTATTCCATCTTCTTCAACGGTTGACTGAAATCTCCAGAATACAGGCATCCCGTCATGCTCCACCTCTGAATCAGGGAATGGAACGCTCCATGATTTACTCATATTCACCTCGCTGTAACCTGTTTACTTGTACGATGACCAGCTGCGAAAAGCGCAACTTCCGGCAGACATACAGCGCCGCCTTCAACTTCCTTCTGACGCGTTCCGGCAAGCGAAATGGCCTTCGAAACCCGTGTATTGCATGTGCTATTTGCTACCCGGCGTGCAAGAGAAGCGTCCTGCATTGCCTGTTCACGTTGAGCTTGCCTGCGTGCTCTGCGGCGATTTCTGGCGTTATCATCAGCCAGGTAAGTAACGATTATCATGTTGACCTCCGATGATTGGCTTTGGTGGTGTGATCCTGTGAGGATTTACGCTGACTACATGGCCTCAAATATCCAACCGCCAGCCACACCCCAAAGCCAACTACTCTTTGGTTCCCGCATTTCGGCGGGACAATCCCATCAATGTTAAAGAGCGATTCACCGTCCTGGTGAGTAGTGCTTCCTGCTGATGGAGTAAATGTATGCGTTATGCGCAAATGCGTCAAGCGCATATTTATCGCAAATGGAAGCAAATACGCTAAAAATTACTTATGCGTATGATTCAAAAAGGAATAAAAATTTTTGATGGATTTGCAGAAGGCACAAAAAAACCCGCATAAGCGGGTTAATAAGGTGGGGGAAAAGGTTATCCGTGTCGTCGGAATTGCTGTGACTGGCTCAGCATTACACGGCCTGATACGTGAAGCATCGCAGCTTCTTCCTGATTAATCGACCATTCCCGGTATTTTGGGTTGTCGGATATGACAAAGAGGTCGTTTTTAACCTTCTGCAGGCGCTTAACAAATGTATCGCCATTGAAATCG